TGCACAGTCTTCTGAATAAAATACTGCAAGGAATGTATGGTTATGGGGTAAATCCAATTGTTCCTGAAAGAGGTTTTCCTGGAATGGTTAAGCCTGGAAATATTGATATTTATAATCGCCCTTTAGTAAAAAACCCAAAAGGTGGCACGAGCACTGCTTATTCTATGGGTGTTAATTTAGATGGTAATGAATATTTGATACCTAGAGTAACTGATGACGGCAAAATATTATCAGAAAGAGAAGCTGTAGCGCATTTTAAAAAAACTGGAAAGCATTTTGGGATATTTGAAAGCCCAGAAGCATCAACGCAGCATGCCAAGTACTTACACAATCAACAAAAATCTTTTTATAACCTATAAGGACATAAAATGAGCAAATATAAAATCACTGAACACCATATTACACAGCCTGGCGGCGTAGAAAAAATGAAACGCGATGGTTACACTCGAAGTGAAATTATGCAAACCATGTATAAAGTTACAAGCGGCGCATCTAAGGACGAGAGAAACAAAATTGTTTCTGACTTATTCAGGAAAGATTGATGAAGACGTTGCTCAAGGACGAAAGCGGTTCTGACATTGTATTGCCGCGCGTAACAGACGTGCAGCCTGTTGCTAACTGGTGGATATGGAAACCAAATGGCATGTTTGAGCGCGCTATAGCGCTTGTAATATTTGATTATTTTGAGCCTGAAATGGAAGTTATTGAGCAATCTACCGCCCTAATGGGTGTTTCTGATTTGGGCCTTGCATCAATGGTTGAAATTTTAAGCGAAGAGCGTAATTATATATATTCTGAAACTTACCCTGGAAGCTAATCATGAAAAAGAAAGCACCTGCAAAATCAGTAAAACATATGGATGTGGCACAAGACAAAAAACTTATTTCTAAGATGATTAAAAAATCTGAAAAGAAAGATGTCAAAGAAGATAAATCCATGATGAAAAAAATGATGAAGGGGAAATGCAAATGAAACAAGTAAAAAAAGAAATAAAAAAAGGCATGCTTGTAAAAGGCAAAGCAGCCGCCACCCCTAAAGGTATGTCTCATAATGTTAAAGTTATGGAAAAGGCCGGTTATTCCAAAAAAAGAGCAATCGGAGCAAGTTATGGCGAAGTTGGCATGGAAAAGAAAGCCCGCAAGGACGAATCTAAAGCAATGAAAGCCAAAGGAAAAAAATCATGCCGCTGAAATCAGGTAAAAGCCGCAAAGTTGTATCTGAAAATATAAAGACAGAAATAAAAAGCGGCAAGCCGAAAAATCAAGCGATTGCCATAGCCTTGTCTGAAGCAGGCTTATCTAAAAAGAAAAAGAAATAACATTCGCTGTTCGAGGTTCGCGAATCACGAACAGTAGATGTTTCAAGTGAAACATTCGCAAGTGCTTGACACAAAATGTTTCTATAGTGAATAATTAGCTTATTACGTTCCCAAACGACAACTTGGGCGCTACTATACAGCGTAAAGTATTGGATTACGGTGACACCGACAGAAGTCAAAAAACGAGGGTTTTATGGAAGAAGTAAAAGATATTGTTGAAAATAATCCTGAAGTACAAGAGCAAGTATCTGCTCCTGTTGACGATGTTCAAGCACCTAGATTTAATCAAATACAGATGAATGATGTTGTCAAAAGGGAACGAGAACGAGCTTATGAAAAAGGAAGATTAGCAGCTATGCAAGAATTACAAGCGCAACAACAGCAACAGCAGCAACCACAAGGGCAAAGTCTTGGAGGTATGCAGCAGTTTAGCCAAGAAGATATTGAGCGCATGATTCAAGAAAAAGCTACTCAGGCAACACAAGAACACATCCAATCACAATTAGCAGAACTAAAGCAACAGCAGATGGTTAATAGCTTTGTGCAAAAGATGGAAGTTGCCGAGCAACAATATCCAGGGTTAGAACAAGAGCTTAACCAATTGAATTATAACGACCCAAGAATTCATGCGTTTATCGGCATGGTAAATGACTTTGAAAATACTGGCGAAATAATGAAAGAGGTTTTGGATAATCCATACAAGTTGTCACAGATTTTGTCTGATATCCAATCACAGCCTTATCTTGCACAAAAAAACTTGCAGAAGTTATCAGCAAGCATTAAGCAGAATCAGCAGGCAAAAGCTGAAGAAGCACAAGCAAGAGACCCATACTCCCAACTAAAACCTTCGACAAGTGCCGGAATGGATAACGGTAGTATGTCGGTGTCTGATTTTAGAAAGATGTTCAAAGGCTAACCGTCTAACGTTGTCCTTTCCGGTTGAAAGATGATTCATTATTTTAACCGGAGAGTGCAATTATGCCAGCTACACCAGTCAACGTACTTCAAACAGTACAAACCTATCAAAAAGCAGAGCTTGCTTGGTTATTAAATAGCTTCGTAGGTATTTCTTTAGCTAACAAAAAGTTTAAAGACTTTAACAAAACAGCACCAAGTAACTTAGGTGACACTGTAACCTTCGATACAACCCCACGATTTATTTCTTATCCTGGTCTTATTATCACTCAACAGCCTTCTGTTCAACGCGTGCAATCATTAATTTGCTCACAAGCTGCTAACGTGTCACAAGGGTATACCGACCAGCAATTTATTTTCAATGTAGAAACATACATGGACCGCTTTGGTATGGCTGCAATGAAAGAGCTAGGAACAAACGTTGAGTCTGACATTCTTAAAAACTTTGTGTCAGGCGTAACTGTAAACGACCCACAATCTGCTAATTTAGGCGTAACCCAGTACAAGTCTGGTCCTTTCCGTTTCTATGGCGATGGAATTACCCCAATTAACAGCTTTACACAATTGGCGCAATCTGTTGCTAACTTCCAAGATTTTGGTGCAGCTACACATAAAATGTGCGCTATTCTGCCAGTTGCTAACATTCCAGCAATCGTAGGTAGCGGTTTAAACCAATTCGCTATGGACAGAAACAATGACTTAGCTACTAGCTGGACTTTAGGTAAATTTGCTGGCGCTGATTGGTATGAGTCAAACCTATTACCAGTTCACGTATCAGGAAGCATTGCTGAAGCTGCTGCACCTGCTAATGTCATGACTGTAGTATCAGTAAATGACCCTACTGGCGCAAACATTACTAGCATTACTTTTAGTGTTGATGCTTCTGTTGGTAACGATGCTAACGCTGTTAAAGCTGGAGATTTGTTCCAGTTTAATGATGGCGTTTCTGGAAAACCAAATTTAAGATTCTTGACTTTTATTGGTCATCAACCTTGCCAGCAGCCAGTTCAGTTCCGTGCAATTGCTGATGCTGCAAGTTCTGGTAACAGTGTTACTGTGCAATTACAAACCATCAATGATGTTGGTTTAGTATCTGCTGGCAACCAAAACCAAAACTTAAACGTAGCAATCCAAGCTGGCATGACTGTTACTCCAGTGCCAAGTCATAGAGCAGGTATCTTGATGTCTGGCGACCAGTTCTACTTAGCTATGCCACGTCTACCAGATGAGTCTCCATACACCACCGTAAGCACTGTTGACCCAGATTCTGGCGCATCTATTCGCCATTACTTTGGTTCTCAGTTCGGTTTAAACAATCGCGCTTACGTTCGTGACGTGATTTACGGCTCAACCTTGGTTGCTGAAAACTCATTACGTTACGCATTTCCATTATAAGCTTAGGGCGGCATTAGCCGCTCACCTTAACTTAAGAGGATAATATTATGACTGTTTACAAATCATTTAATCAGGCGCTCTTCCCTTACGCTTACGGCCTAGGCTTGAGTAACAATGCTACAACCCCTAACACAAAGTTAGATGTAGCTGTTGGAAGTATTTTAGATTCTACTAAAACTTTCCAAATTAACTTAGACGAAAGTGTTACTATTAATGCCGCTGTTAACGGCTTAAATGGCTTAGACACAGGCTCTTTAGCAGCTAGTTCTTTATACTACGTGTATTTAGTTTCTAGCCCAACAGGTGCCGGCGTAGTTGGCGCAATGATTTCTTTATCAGCTACCCCATACTTACCTTATGGTTACAGCGCCTATGCTTTGATTGGTTATGTTGCTACAGGCGCAGGCTCTACATTCCTGAAAGGTTACTGGACTGACGACAAGTCAAGCTGGCGCACCTTTATGTATGACGCACCTCAAGCTACTGCAATCACTGCTGGTAATGCAACTTCTTACACTGCAATTGATTTAAGTGCTTTTGTTCCTGCCGTTGCGAGCACCCCTGTGTTTATTGATTCAGCGTTGACACCTGCTGCTGCAAGTCAAACCTTGAAATTACAGCCAGCAGGCGGAACAGGCGATGCGGTAACAATTACCGGTCAGGTTGCTGCTGTGGTCGTTTCTAGCCAAAGCTTGGTAATAGCACAATTAGCTTCTGGTGACCCAAAAGTTAGCTACAAAGTAAGTAACGGAGCTGCCGCTGCTGCTATCAATGTTGGCGGCTACCAATTTGCTATCTAATTAAAAGGGGACAGATATTATGGCTTACACAGCACGGATGTTGATTACTAGGGCGTACTATCTGTCTCAAATAGTTAGTCGGCAATTACAAACAGTTTCAGGAGAACAAATCGACGATGGTTTGTTCTTACTGAACGCTTTATTGCAATTTAAAAGTACTGATTTAAGAGAAATACCATACTTCAAACGTGACTCGCTAACACTTCAAGCAGGCGTTGAGGAGTACTTTATCGAAAACTTACTTTATGTGGATGCCATGACATACAATATCGGTGTTGTGCGCTATCCCATGGCGGAACTAACCAGAAAGCAATTTTTCGATACAGCAAGGATTGATGACATTCAAGCGCTGCCGTTTTCATACCGCGTAGAAAGAGAGAAAGGCGGCTCAAGAATTTATTTGTACTTCCTGCCGCAAGGTGATTACATTTTAAAGTTAAGTGGAAAGTTTGGGTTTACAGATGTTACTTTAGATACCGACCTGACGCTTTACTATGATGCTTTTTACATAGAATTTTTGCGTTATCAGCTGGCTGAATACATTTGCTCTGACTATGGCGCAACTTTTCCAGATGAATCAAAATCCAAGTTGCGTGAGATGGAAGAAAAGATTTTGGATGTAAGTCCAGCAGACTTATCCTTGCAAAAGCTTACATTCTTCTCAGGTCAATCACCTTGGGACTGGCAAGCCATCAATCTTTCCAAAGGTTGGTTTCCTTTTTAGTTATTTTGTTAGTTTATTGAACTATATGGGGTGTTTATGCCTGCACCAAATGCAGTACAACAAGTACAAGAAGTTCCGCTAAAAATTGTTGGTGGCTCTAACTTTGGACGTTACCCAAAAATATCCCAAGAACAAACCTGGAATTTTATTGTAAGTGATGACTTTTTAGTGCCATACGCAGGCTACACCACTGCTTTGGAGCTGAATAGCGAAAAAGTGGGTAGAGGTATTTACACGACTTTCAATGGCCAGCTAATGGTAGCGGTTATCGGGAACGCTTTTTACAAAATAAGCAGCAACCCAGTTACAGGCCAATTAGAATCATTTGCTAGAGGAACACTGGATACTTTTGAAGGCGATGTTTATATTGCTGAAAACAACAACGCACAAATCTGTGTGACGGATGGAGCATACATCTATGTTTACAATTGGAGTACTGACGGCCCAATAACAAAAATACCAAATGGCTTGGGAGCTAACGACTACGATTACACAACTTACAGCAACCCTGGGTACATTGCATTTCAAAACGGAAGATTTCTTTTAGCTTGTCAAAATACTAACTACTGGATTTTGTCTGGCTTTAATAATGCTTTTAGCTGGCCCAAAGGCGCATCTAATCCGGAGTTAGTTGGTTCAATTCAAACTAAACCAACACGGATGCAAGCAGCGGTTCCAGTTCCAGGCGGTGGTAATAACTTACTTGTGATGGGCACGAACGTTACTGAAAGTTGGCAGGATGTTGGCGCAGCATTATTCCCTTATCAGAGAGGTACCACGTATAACGTTGACTATGGTTGTTTAAATGCATCCAGTGTTGCGGAGCTTGATAATCTAATTGTTTGGCTTGCAGTTAATGAGCAGTCTGGTCCAGTTATCATGTATGCTACAGGCAGCCAAACTAAAATGATTTCAACGGATGGCATTGATTATGTTTTGTCTAATCTAACAAACCCCTCAAGCTGTACTGGGTTTTTGTTTAGACAAGATGGTCACATGATTTATCAGTTTACTTTTATTGATGACAATATTAGCTATGCTTACGATTTTAATACCGGATTGTTTTTTAATGTTTCCGATGAAAACTTAAATTATCACATAGCAAGACAGGTGGTATTTTTTAACAACGATTATTACTTTGTATCACTAAAAGGCGGGGATGTGTACCGTTTTGGAACACAATATACTGATGCTAATTACACAGTTCGCGGGCCCAAAGAAATACCTCGGATTCGGATAACACCTCCGGTTAGATTACCAACGCAGCGTTATTTTATTGCTAAAAGTTTAGGCTTTACTATCGAAAATGGCCAAAAGAATATTAAGACCATAATACCTGTACAAACACCGTCACAGAGTCAAATTATTGCAACAGAAGCCTATGTTGATATAACAACAGAATTAGGCGTAGGTATTGGTATAGAAGCCACATTCTCCCAGACAACTAGTGTTGTAAATTATTCTGAAGCTGTTGACTTAAGCATCTCTAGAGATGGTGGCGAGTCCTTTGGCTCTAGATGGCGTTTGAACATGAATCCTACCGGACACAGAAAGTCGCGGTTTATTTACCAAAGGTTGGGTATAGTAAATGATGCAACGTTTCAACTTCGATTTAGTGGCTTTGGGCGTTTTGTTTGCACTGATGGTGTATTGGAGATATATCAATGACTACTGTTAGCGATAGAAATGTAACAAGAATACCTAATCTACACATGGGTGAGATGGTAGACGAGAAAGGCTACCCTACTGATGATGAATCCACTTTCCGTCAAGTGTTAATAACCAATTTACAAAGATTATTTGGCAACGAAGGAGTTGTTTTGCCCTCCCTTACAACAGCTGAAATAAATGCAATACAAAACAATGTTGATATACAGGGTAGAAATACATGCGCTTATGGTACGATGGTTTATGACACAACTGTTAATCAAGTTAAAGTTGCAATTAATATTGGCGGCGTACCACAATTTAAAGTACTGCCTTACACACCTTAAGGAAATATCATGGCACAGAATCAAATGTCTAACGAAGCATTAACCAAATTATTAAACATGTTCGGCATGGGAGCAGGTGCCGCCGGTATTGGTGGTGGGCTGTATAATTTATTTGGTGGCGGTCCCGGTATATCAAAAGAAGCCAACAAATATTTGAATCAAATACCTGGAGCAATGCAACCCTACTATCAACCTTACATGGGCGCAGGACAAAACGCTTTAGGTCAGCTCATGGGCCAATACGGACAACTAACCGGCTCGACAGGTGATGTTTACAATAGGTTAGCTGGTGGTTATCAACAAAGCCCCGGCTTCCAATCCGCACTCAAACAAGCTTTGGGCGCAGCAGGTAACCAAGCCGCAGCGGGCGGCATGACTGGAACGCCACAGGCACAATTACAGGCAGCAGACGTTGCAGGAACCTTGAGCCAAAAAGATTTTGGTGATTACATGGGTCGCATGATGGGTTTGTATGGCACTGGCTTACAAGGCATGAGTGGCATCAACCAGATGGGTTATGATGCAAGCACAGGTTATGGCAACATGCTTGGAAGCTTGCTAGGACAGCAGGGTCAATATGCAGCCATGGAAAAAGCCATGCGTAATCAACAACGCGGTCAAGGCATAGGTCAGCTATTTGGCGGCTTAGGCACTTTGTTTGCTAATCCTTTAGGAAGTCTTTTTGGTTCAATCATGGGGGGTAAATAATGGCAATAGGATTTAATTTACCAGGCATACCAAGCCAAATTAGAGGCACCGCCGAAGAAGCGGGAGCCGTACCTGATTTGGGTCAAGCTATGATGCAAGGGTTTCGCAGTAATCTTGAAAACGTACAAGGCTATCCTAGACAGTTAGCGCAACAGTTATTGTCTAATCAGCTAAGAAACAAAATACTAGGCGTACAAGAAAAGTATGCTGAACCCATGGCAAAGACATCTTACGACCAAGCATTAGCTAATTTGCAACATCAAGGCATGGTTAATAAATTCTATCCTGAGTTAATGCGCTCACAATTATCTGGCGCTGGATTGTCGCAGGCGCATCAACGCATGGTAAATGACCAGTTAAAGCGTCAAATAGACCGTCAAAGAACTTATGATAAATTGCTTGAAGAATATCGTAATCAGGGCTTACCTACACAACAAGCGCAGCAATTAGCAGCACAAGCGACCGCACAAGCTCACCCTGAACAACCAATGGAAAGCTTGTCGCAATCTTTGTTGGGCGCAGAAATGCCAGATTACTTATCAAGCATGGCACCACAACAACAAGCTCCTTCCTATGCTGAAGCTTTAGGACAGGCTGCTTATACACCAATGCAGCAACCAAACATAGGATTAAGGTATACGCCATTTGAATTATCAAACAAATTAACTCAACAAGAAATTGCGCGTAAGTTACAAGAAGCCTCTCTTCCAGGCGGCAGCTTAACTTCTTTACAGGCTCCGGTGCAAAGACAAGCCTATGACGCGTTATTTGGAGCACTTAGCCCAGAGGTTACTGCTAGTTTAGGGGCGCAAATGCCGTCAGAAGGCCAAGCTCCAATTACACAAGCCATGCAATTAGCACAAGAGGCACCATCGTATTTACAAAGACCTGAAGAGCCAGTCATGGAGATGCCAGTTGCACAGCCTGCCATGGAGCAGCCACAACAGCCGCAGCCCTATGCTCAACAGTTACAACAAGCCGGATATAACGCAGCCGGAGCCAATCCTGTTTATGCGGCAGAAGATAAACTGTATTTAGAACGTCCTGATTTTAGACAAGAGCTAAAACAGCAGTTCCCAAATATTGGTGTTAAGCAGTTTAATGATTTTCCACGCAATCGCGTTATCACCACCGAAACATTACCAAGTGGCGCGACTAAGACAACAATGCAGCAATTGCCTGGCACGTTGCCAAGCGGCGGTATGCCAACAAAAATTACAGCCGCTGTTTTAAATACACCAGCAGGTAGAAGTGTTTTTAGAAATAATTTAGTTGAAACATACGGAAAAGATAGCCAAGAAGTTAAAGATTTTGATGAGCAAGCCAAAGTAATGTCAGAAAATGAACAATTAGCAAGAGACGTACAAAAACAAAAATTAGAGATTGGCAAAGGCAAATTAGAGGCACAAAAAGAAACTAATGACTTGCGCAGGCAGTCTTTAGAAATACAAAAAAGAAAAGGGTTGGGTAAGGTCGGATTAGCTCTTTCTGATTATTATGATGCTCAGGCTGGATATGTTCCGGGTACAAAAACTAAATTTGCCACACCAGAAGACCAGCAGATAGCAATCAAAACAATTCAAGGCGACATCAACAAGGTTGCCACAGACCCAAGCCAAAGAGCCAAGCTTGTTGCTGCAAGACAAATTGACCAAACAATTAATAATCTAAACGTCGATGACTTGGTAAAATATAGTGGCATTTTTGGCAAAGGCGCATTGACTACAGAGCAACTTAAAAGCGGGCTCAGTTTAGATTCTTCAGAATATCAAAGATATTCTAATGCCGCAAAACAGGCTGAATTATTAGCAAAACAAGTTAGGATGTTTTATGGAGCAAGCATACAGCCAACAGAAACAAAACAACTTAAGCTGTTAACCAATCCTACATCTTGGAGCGCGTCACCAGATACAGCAAAACAAAATTACTTGTCTTTTGTTAATACATTAAAACAAGAAACAGATATTTTGAGAGGTTTTTTTGTTTTTGCCGATAACGCTAATTTTAAAAATAAAATTGATTCTGCTAAAGCGACCAAAGTATCAGATGAATTAAATTCGCTTGAAACAGAGATGCGCAAACGCGGAATACTTTAAGGATTAAGTTATGAGAAATCCCAATGAAATGTCAGATGAAGAATTGATTGCTGCAAGAAATAAGCTTCTTGAAAGGCAGAAAAATTTATCTGGACTGCCTGATAAACAACTTATTGCGCAATATAAGCAATTGGGCGGCCAGGGCGTTCCTAAGGAACAATTAAAACCGCTTTGGCAAAGAGCGGTATCCGCGGAAGCTCAGGGATTGGGAAATGTTATACAAAACATTGGCAAAACAACAGGATTAATTTCTAAAGAAGCTGAGCCATGGAAAATACGCCAAGCGTTAGGCGTGACTACAGAGCCAACTGGTTATGAAAAGTTTGTAACTGGAGCCACTGAAAACGTGCTTCCTTTTGCGTTGCCCGCTTTGCGTTTAGCGAAAGGCGCGGGAGCCTTGGCCAACATAATTAATAGAGGAACTCTTCCTGCTTTATACTATAAATTACAAGGCAAAAGCACCCCGGAGTCGATATCTGAAGGATACGGCGGGGCAGCATTGCCAGAAGTAATAGGGCCGGCCTTGAAAGCGGGGCTAAGCGCAGGAAAACAAATAGTCAAGCCAATCATTAAAGGCGCTAAAGAAGGCTACGCATCAGTTAAAAATCTGCCCGCATATCAACAGGAATTGCAAAATATTGCAAATGCGGAGCAAAACTTAACAAATGAATTATTACCAAACAAATTTGCGCCAGAGGAAGGCAGGACTTTAACACACGAAGAAAATATTTTTAAATTAGCCAATGAAAAACTGACTGAAAAGCAGGCATCATTAGGAAAAGAATACCAAGAATTTAAGTCTTTAAATCAAGATAAAGAAATAACTATGCCAACACATCAAGAGCAGGCTAGTAATATTATCGAACAAATGCAAAAAGAACCAACTTTTTCGGAATTATTTGGTGTTGGGATGGAGCCTGAAGAGCAGGCATACAAAGTAAACAGGCAAATTATTCCCGATGTTCGAAAAGCTAATACATTGTTTGATAATTATCGTTCATTAACTAGATTAGCCCAAAGAGCCATGGGAAAAGCGAGAGCAAAGGGCGTTGATTTAACCCCGGATGAAAGGGCTATTTATGAAGTCGCCTCTCAAAAATACAACAAAATGGCAAATGAACTAGGTGATGTAATTAAAGATGCTGGGTATGGTGAATCTTTGGAAAACATCAAAAAAATAAATAAAAAATATGCTGACGAATATGCGCCAATTTATAAAACAAGTATATATTGGAATATGCTAAAAGAAGGCAAATCTCCAAGTAATTTTTTAAAAGAAATTACAGGGCTTACAGCAGGTAAAAAAATTTTTAGGGATTTAGTAAAAAGCAATCCCGAGTTAAGAAAAGCAGCAATTGGGCAGCATGCTAAGACAAGCGAAGGTTTGGTAGCTAGAGATGAAATCTTAGAGCCTTATTTGCAAGCTGAAAAAGACCTAGCCCAAAGAACAAAAAATTATAAAGAAGCATTAAAAAACAAGCCAAAATTAGAGAAAAAAGTATCCCAAGCTACTAAATTAAAAAATGTCACTCTTGGAGCTGCTGCAACTGGATTGGGTGGCCTGATAGGGGGCGAGGCTTTCAAAATTGGTAGCAAATAATTGTATTGCTAACGAACTAATAGCATAATGTTTTAAAGAAAAAAAAGGACTTAATATGGCGACACCAGCACCCAATTCTTTGTACATTGCATGCTTTCCATTGCAAGAGTACTTTGTTAATAAAGACACTGGCTTTCCGTTGGCTGGAGGCTATGTTCAGTTCTTTAGCGACCCAGCATTTACAGTGCCTAAAGACGTATTTAAACAATCCCTCGTAAACAATACTTGGGACTACACCAACCTTGGTTCAACGTTAGTTTTATCAAGCGTTGGCACGTTTATAGACGATACTGGCGATGACATAATACCTTTCCTTTACCCTTATGACGCCCAAGGAAACATCGAATATTATTTCATCAGAGTATGGAGTGGTGACCCAAATATACAAGGCTCTGTGTTGCAATTTACAAGGCAAGGTTGGCCGCCTAGTTTAACACAAGGTTCCTCGCCTACTGATGTTTTTGAATCATCATACAATTTATTTAGCAACCCGCAGTTTTCTACAGTTAACTTTATAAATGATGTTGGGCAAACTTACCACGAGATTAATGTTAGCGGCAATGGCAGTATCGACGTAGCACCCGGCTGGTCATTGTCTTACGCTGGCTCAGGTAGCCTTAAGTTAAGTCAGCTAGAGTTAACCACCAGTGAAACCACTAACCCTAGTTATGCTTTGCAGATTGAAAGCGCGGCAGGTGTGGCGCCAATTAAACTTACGCAAAGATTAGCCTATTCACCAAGGGTTTTTGAAAACAACTACCTAAGCGTTGCTGTGTTAGCAAAATGTAACAGCACGCAATCTGTTACGGTTACGATTGATTACATCACAAGCACATCTAACTCTAGACAAGTGTTAAATGGACTAACCCTAAACAATAATAAATTTTCTTTGCTTGCCGGTGTGAGTAACGCGCCAGTATTGATTGACGTGACCAATACGAACCCGCCCGCAACTGGTTTTGTAGACATGGTTATGACTGTGCCATCTGGTGTAATTATGCAATTAACCAGCGTGTTTGGATGCACGGTTCAAAACGCATCATCTTTAGTTACAAACGTACAAGAAACCAATGCCCAGCAAACAAACGCAAAGTTTTGGTATTACAAGCCGCAACTAGAGTACAAACCTATTCCTAGTTACACCTTGGGTTGGAATTGGCCTATAAATCCTTGCCAAGAATTAGGAACAACGGTCGCAGCAGTTTCAAATACGCCTGGATTATCACGTTATGTTGCAGATGAAACAATTGTGTTTCAAAATGTAAATAGTGCATTTGCGTGTACTTTTGGGTCATCTGGAATGATTGTAAATAATGCAGCAGACACTAGTTTTGCAATTATCAAGTATTTTGAAGGCGCAAGGGCGCAAACAATTTTAAGTACTCCGTTGTGCGTGCAATTAAAAGCCGGGGGCGCTGCGGCATCTGCTACCGATGTAATAGCAAACGTAAGTATTTATTGGACGGCGGATGCAACTTTACCTGACCTGAAGAGTTCAAATTTTTATAGCCTTGTTAGCGCCGTTAACAATACAACAGGTGTTGCAACAGTTGGTGGCGGTGGTGTTCATGGCAACTGGACTGAATTACCGCGAGGAAACCTAGGCGCAGCTACTGCTAATTTAAAAACTGCAAATGTTCCAACTTATAATTTTTCTGGCTGGCAGGAAGCTAATACCACCCCAAGTACTACAGCTAAATATTGTGCGATTGTAATAAGCGTTAGTAAGTTAACCGCTGGAACAACATGCACCTTTGAGTATTGCACGTTGAACGCTGGCTACATACCAACAAGCCCCGCAGCAACAAGTTTTGGCGAGAATTTGTTAGGATTGCAACAGTTTTATGAAAAAAGTTACAGCTTAGGGGTTCAGCCTAGCGTAACAACCATTGGCGCAAGTTGTTTTATATTTCCAAACGGATTTAATACAGCGTCTTGCCCTGGAACAACGGTATTTTACAAGACACCCAAAAGAAAAATACCTTTTGCTACCAATGGCAATGCAACTGAAAATCTAAGGATTTATTCAACAGCTAATGCAACTCCAGCATGTTTAACCGATAGTGCTGGTACAGATAGAAATATGCAGTCAATAACCTCATCAGCTGGTGGCTTTTGGTTTACATGGAATAGTGTAGGGCTTGTAGGTAATAGTCAAATGACTTTTCAATGGTTGGCTGACGCACGTTTAGGTATACAAAATTAAGGAATCAACATGTCTACAAAATACAACGTTATACGAGATATCAACGGAAGTGTCACAGGTATAAATGGTTACGGCATACAACCAAGCGCCGACATCCAGAACGGCTTATTAGCTGCAACTGTAGCACAAAGCATAACCGTGCCTGACAATTATCCTAAATGGATTGCAATATTTAGTTACCAGTCCGGAAAAAACGTGTTTGTTAGCACAACAGGAACCGCTGCTGTGCCTGCTGGTGCTTTTGGTTCTTCTGCGTCAGTTTTGAATCCTCCGGCTTTGCAGGTAAAAGCGGGTGATACAATAAGTTTAATTACTAATGACACAGGTGGCGCTTTAGTATCAGTGCAATTCCAAGTGATACAAAACTACCAAAATTAGGCGGTGAGACATGTCGATTCCAATTAGTCAGCTCTCTAATGGTGGCTTGCCAAATGGTGACGTAGAGTTCCCAGCAACCAATCCATTAAATACAACGCAATCCGTTAACGGCACAACATTTAAATATTATTTAGTAGATGTACTGCAATACATATTAAATGCTCAAGGCTTTACTACTTACACAAACTGTAGGGTCGCAACAGTTGCTTTGTTAAATGCAACCTATAGTAACGGCACAGCAGGTGTTGGTGCAACACTCACCAATGCAGGCGCACAAGCAGTACTAGCCATAGATGGCATTACTCTAGTTGCAGGCGACCGTGTATTAGTCAAAAACCAGACAAGCACATTCCAAAATGGCATCTACGTTGTCAGCAATATTGGTAGCGCATCAACTAACTGGGTTTTGACTAGAGCTGACGATTATAATCAGTCATCTGAAATTGTTTACTTAGGTGTTGTTGCAATTACTCAAGGCTTAATTAATGCAGGCTTGGTGTTTCAAGAAAACTCACAAGGTCCTTTCGTTATTGGTACAAGCCCGATTACCTTTCAGCAATTGCAAATTGACATCACACTATTGCCTTCCGCAAGCCCCGCTAATAAGATTTTGAGAAGCGATGGAACTTACTGGGTGCAAAGCACAAATGCTTCTCTTGACTCTACCGATAAGCTTTACAACCTATCTGAGTTGCAAGTTGACAATATCAATATTAATGGCAACACAATTAGCTCCACTGACATTGGAGGGAACATTGTCATTACACCTAATACTGTAGGAAGTATAGTATTAGATGGATTGAGCTGGCCTCAGGTTGACGGTACAAATGGTCAAGCCATTACAACAAATGGTGCTGGTCAATTAGGTTGGACATCGTTTGGCGCGCCTTATACGCCCGCTGCCTTAACTTCTGTTAGTGATAGTAACGTCACAATTACATTGGGCGGTACACCGTTAACAGCTTTACTGCAAGCAACAAGCATTACGATGGGCTGGTCGGGATTATTGCCAATTTCCAGAGGCGGGACTAATACAAGCACATTAGGTTCTAGTGGACAACTAGCGCAGTCAGATGGAACTAAATACTCTTGGACTACCGCAACTTACCCTGCAACTGCTACAACAACTGGCACGATTTTAAGGGCTGATGGCACTAACTGGGTAGCAACTACTGCGACATATCCTGCAACGACTACGATTAATCAGATTCTTTATAGTTCTGCTAACAATGTCATTGGTGAAATCACTACAGCTAATAGCGCGACATTGGTTACAAGCTCAACCGGTGTTCCTGGGTATACTGGAAGCATGACTAATGGTCAGTTAGTGATTGGTTCAACTGGCGCTACCCCTGTCGTTGGCAGTATTACAGGCGCAGGGTCTATTACTGTTACGCCTGGTGCTGGCACGATTCAAATTTCAAGTTCTGCGGGCGGTGTTGTTAATGCAGGCATAATTAATGAATTGGCTTATTACGCAGCAACTGGTTCGGCAGTTTCTGGATTAGCAACTGCCAATAATGGCGTTTTAATCACAAGCGGCGCGGGCGTTCCAAGCATAAGCTCAACTTTACCAAGTACTGTTCAAGGCAATATTACAAGTGTAGGTACGATTGGCTCAGGTACATGGCAAGGTAACACTGTTGCTGTGGGTTATGGTGGTACAGGAGCGACAAGCATTGGCGCAAATGGTACTTTAGCGCAAAGTAATGGCTCAATTTATACATTTACTACAGCAACTTATCCATCAACAACGACTGCAAATCGCTTGCTTTACAGTTCTGCTACTAACACAGTCACAGATTTAGCAACAGCAAATAGTGCAACTTTAGTAACCGATACAAGCGGTGTGCCGTCTTGGACTAGCTCTATGACTAATGGCCAAGTGCTAATTGGTTCTACAGGTGCAACACCAGTTCCTGCAACAATCACAGGTGCTGCTGGAATCACTGTAACAAATGCAGCTGGCTCTATTACAATTAGCGGCGGCGGCGGTGGCTATACTTGGACTGAGGTCACTGGCACAAGTCAAACAATGGCTGCAAACAATGGATATATCACAAATAATCCTGCTTTAGTCACCTTGACTTTGCCTACAACTGCGGCCTTAGGCACAACATTGTCAATAGCGGGCAAAGGTGCTGGTGGATGGAAGATTGCGCAAAATGCTGGGCAAGAAATTTTCTTCGGCTCAAGTGCAACTACCATTGGAGTGACTGGATATCTACAAAGTACACAGCAGTTTGATAGTATAGAGTTATTGTGTATCACGGCTGACACCCAGTGGACTGTCATTACAGGGCCGCAGGGCGCAATCACTGTAGCATAAGGAATCGATATGGCAACTAATAATGCAGTAAATACAAGTCTAGCAGGCCAAACTGGCACAGGGAAGTTTGTTGGTGATACCGCTCCGACTATGACTAATGTAACAATTAATGATATTAACATTAACACGGACACAATTAGCACTGTTACAACTAACGGCAATTTATATTTAGAGCCAAATGGAACAGGTCATGTTGATGTTGGAGACCCAGGTCTCGAAGTGGGCAATATCCTAATTGATGGCATTGCATTTAATTCCAGATTCAGAGTCAACGATATCGGTAACGTTGCCCCCGCAATGGTTACAATTCATAAGCATTCAACCACACAGGAGCCATTGCAGATTGCAGCTAGAAGCAATTCTAATACTTCTGCTCACGCTACTGTCACCGCAAACATGCCATTGTATAGCATGTATGCGACTGGCTGGTTAAATAGTTACTACGGTGTTTTTGGTCAAATTCGTTTTAGTGCTGATAGTACTGGAACTTTGGCTGATGGCTCAGCTCCAGGTAAACTAGAATTAATGGTTACACCTAACGGGGCGGTGCTCCCTGTCACAGCATTAAGCATTAATAATGCTGGTGTCACAACCCTTGCAAATGCATTACCTGTTGGTTCGGGAGGTTCAGGTAGAACTACAGCAACAGCCTATGCGGTAATTTGTGGTGGCACTACTAGTACAGGTCCACAACAAAGTATTGCTAGTGTTGGCACAGCAGGGCAAATTTTAACTAGTAATGGTGCAGGTGCTCTTCCTACTTTCCAAGCAGCCCCAGAAGGCACTGGCGCAGCATTCACTTTCCTTTTAATGGGTGGTTAATATGGCAACAACTTACAAAATATTAGGTCAATCGAAACCAAGTGCTACAACTCTCACGGCAGCTTATACTGTTCCTGCTCTAACAACTGCAACAGTTTCAACAATTACCGTAGCCAATCAATCTGCTACCGAAACAAGTTTTAGAATCAGCGTTGCAGTAAATGGCGCTACTGATACTCCTGCGCAGTACTTGTATTATGACATTGCGATATCAGGCAATAATAGTTTTGCTACGACAATTGGTATTACCTTAGGGGCTGGGGATGTTGTGCGTGTTTACAATACACTTGCAACATGCAGTTTTAATATTTTTGGCGTTGAAAACACTTAAGGAATTGTTATGACACAAGGCTTTGTAAATCCATATACATATGCTGTTTCAGCTCCTACGGTCACAACTTATACTAGTGGCTCAGGAACTTATACCGTCCCTTCTGGCGTACAATATTTAGTTGTTGAATTAGTCGGCGGCGGTGGAGGTGGTGGCGGTGGTGGTACAACTGGCGCAGGTATTGGAAATACAGGAGGAACTACTACATTTGGAAGTCTTTCTGCAACTGGCGGGGTCGGTGGTCCAGCCTCAGGAAACGCAGGGGGATGGGGTGCAAGCTCCCCAGGCATTGGCTCAGGCGGTGATGTTAATGCAGCAGGTGGTACAGCATCCCCATACTTTCCGGGTAATGCCTCATTAGGTACAGCAACAAATGGTTATGCACCAGCTGGGGGCAACTCAATCTATGGTGGGGGTGGCCTAGGTGGTGCAAATGGCGGAGACACTGGTAAAAATGCAACAGGTTTTGGTGGAGGCGGTGGCGGCGCAGGCGGAACAAATGCTGGTGGTGGAATAACAGGAACTGTTGGGGGCTCTGGCGGTGGCTATTGTCGAAAAGTCATATCAAACCCATCCGCAACTTATTCTTATGCCGTTGGCGCTGGTGGCGCATCAGGCACTGTTGGCACAAATGGAGCAGCAGGTGGCGCAGGTTCGGCTGGTATTATTATTATTTATGAATACTATCAAACCCTAGGCATTCCTACGACTTTAACATTGCCTTTGCCTGTAAATCAAGGTGGAACAGGTGTATCTAATAGTAACTGGACTGCTGGGAGTTTAACATTCAGCCCTACAACTCAGGGTATTGTTGGAACAACCACAAATAATAATGCTGCTACTGGATATGTTGGAGAATACATAAGCAATGCAGCTACAGGTGTTTCTTTAACAAGTAACGTGGTTGCAAATATAACATCAATTAGTTTGACTGCTGGC